GCCCTTCTCGCCCGTGGGCAGGATCTTGCCGCCCTTGTCCATGAATTCCTTGAGCGCGTCGAAGGGGATCGAGACGCCCGACTCGTCCGAGTAGGCACGCTTTGCGGTGAGGATGTCGCGCTGCACGGGCAGCATCTTGCCGGCCTTGACCTGCTCCTCACAGAAGGCCTTGAACTCGCCCTCGCGGTCCTCCCTGAGCTTCTTGACCCGCTCGGCCTCGAACTCCTTGAGCTTCGTCTCGGCCGCTTCCCGCGCCTTCTTCTCGTCCGCGAGCTTCTGCTCGAATTCTTTCTTGATGGTCTCTGCGTCCATCTCGTCTGCACCTCCGTTGATCTTTCCGGTTGAGTCGGTCTCGAAAGAATAGGCCTTGCACCCGTCAAACGATGCCGCGTCGAGCATGGATTGACTCAGGAAGACCTCAAGGTCTTTCAGGTTTGTCACGGCCGGAATGGTCGCCCCGAGGAGCGCCACGGCCGAGAGCACGCGCTTATAGGTTTTGTCCCCCAGCTTGAGGTTCCAGTAGATCTCCGAAGAGACCCTCTTGTAGAGGCCCTTCTGGATGGCCTTCGAAACGATCTCCGGCATCCCGGTCACGGTGGCCACGAGCTTCTCGCCCACGCGCTTGAGGGCCTTTACCCATCCGAGGGCGGGCTGGCCGCCCTTCAATTTCAGGTTCACCCCGGCGTCGTCGTGCCCGAGTTTCAGGGGCGGCTTGATCTCGCCGCCCAGGGCATCGAAGTTTCTGACCATCTCGTCGAGGTCGTCGACCGAATACTTGTCCCCGTTCCAGGTGCCGGCCGAGAAGATCTCGAAATCCTGGTCATGCGCCTGCGGGATCTTGTCGTCGTTGTCAGGCATATCCGTTACCTCCTACCGGGCCGCGTGGATGAGCCGCGGCTTCATGATCTCGGCGCCCGGCTGCTTGTGGTGGCAGGTCTTGCACAGCTCGAACGGCTTGAGTTCGATCTGCGTCAGGTCGTCCGTGAAGATGTTGCCCACGATTCCCCGGCCGAAGGCGTCGATGCAGCAGGTCGTGACATCCCCGTTCCAGAGGATGAAGGCCTGCCCCCGGCCCAGCCACGGGCAGGGCCCCGCATCGTACTGTGCATCGAACCAGTCGACTTGCCCGGCCCAGTTGTTCGGGTTCACGACGGCATCGAGGGAAAGCTGGCCCTCGATCCCCACCTTCCGGAAGATCCGGATCGTCTTGGCCGCGTGATAGGCGTCGTGGCCCGTGATGTCTATGTGGTTGATGCCCGCGTCTTTGAGGGCACGGGCCAGCTCTTCGGTCATCAGCAGGCCGTTTGTGTTGGTATGGATCACCTGCCGGAAGGCCAGCCTGCGCCGCGCGTGCCGGACCATCTCCACGAGGTTCGCGTTGAGGGTAGGCTCGCCCACGCCGAAGAGGTTCAGTTCGAGCTGCGAGCCCATCTCCGAGAACCGGGCAACCCAGTCGACGGCCTTCTCGAAGGTGGCCATCTCCATGAGCCCCACGGGCCGGTGCTGCTTCTGGATCGAGGCCGGGCAGTACCTGCACTTGAGGTTACAGAGCGCCGATACTTCGATGCTGTTGATGGTTCTGATCTTCACTCAAGTCCCCTTGCGGCCTGATATTTGTCGTATGCCAACACCCACCGCTCTGCGATGACGCCGTTATTTCTGACCTCAATGGTGACTTCCTGTTTAACGTCATCAATGCTAATCACACGCGCGTTGCTGATCATGTTCGACAATGATCGGTCCATGGGCCCCCTCCGGTATTCTCTGATGGCATGTGTAACAGAGTTTGTACGGTCTGACCGGTCTGTCGAGCAGGTCCTCGTCGAAGACGCTGCCAAAGACCCCGAGGTTCCGGTAGTCGTAGCAGCAGGGCGTTACGTTGCCCTCGGCCAGCACGTAGCCCCTGCCCTCGATGAGCGGATCGCAGGGGATGCCGTCCATCCGGCATTCGATGGTGTGCTCGGGCTCGAGCTGCCCCGCCCAGTTGTGCGAGGCGTTGATCGGGCCGGTGTTGATGATCCCCCGGCCGGCCCAGCCTGCCTTGACCATGTAGATGACGGCCCTCCGAGCGTGGTAGGCACTGTGAGGGGAGATGTCCAGTTGATCCAGTCCGCTATCCCGGAGGGCCCTTGCCATCTCGTAAGTCATGTTGACGCCGTTGGTCGACATGCCGACCTTGCGGCCCTCGCCGACGATGTCCTTCACCCTGCGGATCCGCTCGGGGAGCTGCGGGTCCAGGCAACTCTCCCCGTTGCCGTTCATGTTCACCTCGCGCTGGGTGCCCCTGTCGCAGAGGGCCTTGAGCACATCCAGGGTCCGCTCGAAGGTCTCGTCCTCCATGATCCCGGGCGTGCGCGAGGGATGCTTCACCAGCAACCGGTTGATGCAGTACAGGCACCGCAGGTTGCACAGGTTCGAGAGTTCAATCGTCGTGATGGTCTGGAGGGTCAGCATTACATAAACCCTTTCTGCGGCTGCACCCGCGGGGGCGTGCTCTCCTTGCCGTCCCAGCCGTCGAGCTGCGTCACGGGAACGAGCAGGGAACGACATTGGAAATGATTCGGGGGCGTATACACGCCGAAGTCCTTGAGCACCTTCCCGTTCAGGTGCTCGCAGACCTCTGACGTCCTGTCGTCCAGCACGGCGCTGTACTCGAAGGCCTCGATGAAGCCCTTCATCTCCGGTTCGGTAAACAGTGCCTGCCGGGCCTGGTTGAGCGCGTCGGCCGTGTTGGTCCGGATGATGTTCTCCAGCCTCGCCGGGACGTTCACCGCCCGGCCCCCGGCGTCGACCCGGGGCAGCAGGGCCGTGAGATCCGTATCGTCCTCGAGCGCCTTGATGGTGTCCTTCAGGCTGCGGTCGTACTTGATGGAGTTCTCAAGCACCCGCTGGGTTGCCTCCAGGGTGCGCTGCTCGTAGACGTCGGCGATCTTCATGGACTTCGAGGCCAAGAACTTCTCGGTCTTGGTCTTGTCCATGCCGGGTCGGATGGGCTTTGCCAGCTTGCGCCGGGGCAGCTCCCGCCTGGCCTGCTCGTATCCGTCTTCGAGGATGGCCGTCAGGTTGGTCCGGATGGTCTTTCGCATCTCCGAGACCACCTTGCGGGGCAGGCTGATACCCTCGATCTCCTTGGGGTTGACGTTGGACCCGCTGCGCTCGCCCCACACCTTCGCCACCTGTGCGTCCAGCGCGGCCCTGGCCTGCCCCAGGAGCGCGTTCATCTCCTCGGTAAACAGACGGTCCCGGTCGTCCAGCGTTCGCTCGATACGGGCGAAATTGACGCGCCTCAGCCACGGTTTTGCGGCCATCTCCTTGCGGACGAAGGCACGCTTCCACTCGTTTTGCTTCTCTACCCAGTCCTCATTGTCGGGCTCCTCGGCGTCATCGGGGTCTTCCGGTTCCTCGTCGGACCCGTCCGGGTTGTTCGGATCCTGCCCCCGGGGAGGGATGGCGGGCGGTTTCTGCACGCTGGCCTCGTCCTTTTCGGGGAAGCCCAGGATGTTGCGGATGTAGCCCTCGTCACTGTCTGACTTCGACGCGGCGCCCTTCGAGATCATCTCGCTCCACACCTTTGCGATCTCGGCGGCCCTCTCGGCTGTCACGGGGTTGAACCGAAACGGCGGGAACTCGTCGGTGCCGAAGTTCCACTCCGCAAGCTGCCTGAATACCTGCTCGTTGAGGCATTCCTCGAGGCGTTTGGCGATGGTGTCGATGATCCAGAAGAACACCTTGAGCTGCGTCTCGGACTGGCTGTAGCTGCCGTATTGCCCCTGCTCGGAGAGGCCCAGCAGGTTCGGGCACAGCACGCTGCGGGCGATGGCCTTATCATAGTTGGCGATGGCCTCCGAGAAGGCACTTGTGTTGACCGGCTGAAACTGCTTGAGTTCGATACTTCCCGGGATGATGGCCGCGGCCCGCATGGTGATGTTGTTCAGGAAGTTCTGCATGGCCGTCTTGTCGGTCGTGTTGAGGCTCTGGTTTTCCTTTACCTGCGCGAAGATAAACCCCGAGGCGTGGCGCTCGAGGAAGATGTTTTGGAACTTGATGACGATGTCCTTGGACCACCACGAGCGATAGCAGGCCCGCAGGTCTGACTTGCCGTAGCAGCCGTCGTACTCGCCCTGGTGGGTGAAGTGGATGATCTTGTCGAACGGGATCTCCAGGCGCTGCCCCGCCACGACCTGCTCGATGCCCAGGATGTTGCCGTGGGGGTCGATCTTGAAGCCCCCGTCGAAGGTGTCGGCCGGCCGGAGCTTCAAGTCCTTGATCCCCCACATGGCCTTGCCGTCCCAGTCGATCGGCTTGAAAACCTTCTCCACGACGGAAAATCCGTTGTGCAGGGCCGAGAGGATCAGCAGCAGCTTGTCCGAGAACGAGCCGTCCATTTTCTCGATGACCTGGTAGAAGAATTCAGCCTTTTCCTCGTCTTCCTTGGCCGTCTCGCTGTCCTCGTCGACGTCGAAGAACCAGTCCCGGGCCAGGACGGCGTGCTTCTTGAACTCGAGCACGGGCTTGACCTGGTCGTCATCCATCATGGTTTCATAGATCTTGAGCCCCTTCTTGCGCTTAAGGGCGTCGGGGTCCCAGCGGGTGATATCCGCCGCCTTGTAGATGTCGGACGACACATAGCCCACCTCGCCTTTGGGCACGGATGCCTTGGGCGCCTCGGCGGGCTTATCGGCCAGTTTCCTGCGCTCAAAAGGGTTCCACATCACCAGTCGCCCCCACTTGCAACGGAGCGGCCGACGCCGAGGTCGTCAAGACCTGAATCGCCCGCCTGCCCCAGAAGGAGGTCCGTAAAGGCCCAGACATAGGCGTCTGCCCTGTCCGGGCTCCCCTCGCCCTCGTAACCCGTGGCCGTGATCAGGCAGAGCTGATCCTCCAGCTCGGGGAACGAGCCGACGTGATGAATCACGCCGCGTTCGGCTAGGTTGCTCACGGGTTCGGCCCGGACGTGCTTTCCACGGGACGCCCTCACCTGCCTGACGGCGACTTTGTTGTCGATGGTGCGGATGACGTGCTCGACCATGTCCCCGCCCTGGTTGACCTCGCAAATGATGCAGTCGGCTTTGTACTTGTGATAGGCATCCACGGCCGCCTTGCCCCATCCGGCCGGGGTGTCGCTCAGGGTCCTGTCGTCCAGCAGGTAGCCCTCGCCGGCCATGGAGCGGGCCGCCACGACGATGCCCGTCTCGTTTGACTGCTCCTCGTTGGAGACGGCCGGGTCGACGGCCACGACGATGCGGTCCAGGTGGGCCCAGTCGAAGCCGATCACCGGCACCCGGTATCGGTCCAGCATGGTGCGGGTCCACATGGCCCCGGGCAGATCGTCGAGGATGTCCGCGTAGATCTCCTGGCGGCCCAGGCGCGTGCCCTCGTATTTCTGGATGATCCGGTTCAGGAAGGGCTGCGCGAGGTTGTCGCGGTTGTCGTAGGTCGTCCCGCGGGTGACGCGGCAATCCGGGTTCTTGATCAGGTCCTTGATGATGGCCAGGGGCTTCGGCGTGCCGGTGATTACGCACAAAGGCTTGCGGCCCAGGCGCAGGCCGAACGAGAGCATGTCGAAGGCCTCGGGGTATCGGAACGAGGCCGGCTCGTCCACCCAGGCAAAATCATGCTGGGGGCCGCGGAGCATGTCGGGCTTGTCGGCGCTGTAGGCGGTCATGATGGGCCCGTTCGGCCAGGTGATCCGGCGCTTCGAGGGGTTGTATTCAGGCTTGTTCCACGGGGGGCAGGTAGCCATGAGGCCGGATTCGCCTTCGATCATGACATCCCTGACATCCGCCGCCGTCCTGCCCAGGAGCGCCCCTCGCCTGTAGCCCATCTCCTCAACCATCATGCGGCACCACTCCGCGCCCGATCTCGTTTTGCCCCAGCCTCGACCGGCCAGGATGAGCCAAATGTAATGGCCGCCTTCCGGCCAAAGCTGGTTCGGCCTCGCCCAGAATTTCCAGTCGTAGGCCAGCGCCGCCGCCTCGGCGTCACTCAGGCTTTCCAGCCGTGCCCGGCGAACCTCCGGCGGTAAACTCAGGAAGCAGCTTGCCTGCGATCTTTGCCCGTGCATCCTTGATCTCTAGCGAACCGGTGTGCTCGACCTTTTCGACCTCGTCGCCGCGGAGCCTGCAGAGGTATTTCAGGGCGTCCAGCTTGTCGTATAGTTTATATTCGACGCGGGAGTCTTTGAAGAGACGGGTGCCGTCAGATGACTCCGTGATCTTCGTTTTCTCCTTGATCTTGCGGATTGCCTTGCGCTTGCGGGGGGATATGGTCTGTAAAGGAATGGCCGAAAGCTCTCCGCCCTCGGCCACAGTCACATAGTCAGCGATGTCCGAAAAGGCGATGGAGCAAAGCTCACGGGCGATCCGGGGGAAAGTGCCCCCGGCCTTCTCGATGGCGGCCACACGGTCGGATATGATCTCCGCACCGACCTCCCTGGCCGCTTCTACCGCAGGCGTTGCCATTGGGGATATTGTTTTTGATGTCCTGAAAAAGAGCAAGTTTCATTGTGTTTTATTGTGTTTCAAGTTGTTTCAATCCACGGATTTTGACGTCTGTCTCGATGATCCATCGCCTGATTTCCTGCCGTGACGCCCTTACCTTGCCGCTACACATGCGGATCACCGGCATGTTTCCGACGGTGTTATAGCGCCACGCCGTCACCCTAGAAACGTGGAGGAAGGCCGCTATCTCATCCCAGCCGATCAGTTCGTCGTGCGTCATTCCTTCACCTCCATCTCATACTTCTCCATGATCTCTTTGAGTTTTCTATAGAACTCCTCCAGCTCTGCGAGGTATGCGGCGATGGGGTCGGTCATCATGGGGCTCCTATCGTTTCTTGGGCTAATCCCAGTGGATTCCGTTTCGGGGGTCCGGTATTGGCCGCCCGATGCTGGCGATCATCTCTTTGAGTGGCCGCCTTGCCGCCGTGTGGCTTGAGAGATTGACGCGCTGGTAGCCTTGCTCAAGAGCCTGGAAGAGAGTCACGAAATTCCGCATGGGAAGCTGCCGGCATTTTCCACATGGCGCCGTGAACGTCGGGATGGCGTGCTCGTACATAGGCTTGCCGAATTTGTTTTCGACGATCTTCTGCAACACGAGCCACCCGCCTTCGCAGTCCGGGCAGTTGACGCTTTCCCGATGGGCCCGCTTCTCCGGGTGCGCCTGTAGCCAGGCGTTGTAGAGGGCCCACATGGTAGCGGGGATGTTCGACGGTTTGTTGTCGTTTTCCTTGAAGATTTTGCTTTTGATCCACTCCAGGCATTCGTCCGGAATGTTACGGACCTCGTCGAACCACAGGTCCAT